GGGAGCCGTTAGACCCACTGGGGGGCTTGAGCGAAAGTTCGCCCTAACCCGGCGGTAGGTCTTGTGAGTTCGACCCGACTTGATCTCTTCCCTTACCTTTGTTTCGATAAAGGGGGTCAAGAGGTCTGCAGTGACTTTTTAAAGAGCAAATGTGTGTCTCTTCCCATGAAGGAAAGTGGCCACCTAAGCTCCTTAAAGCTTCGTAGTTCCGGCGTGTTAATGAAACCATGTCCAGGTTTCCTTTCCATGTTGGAACGTTTGATAGATTTGCGCCAGGGGATGCCTACTGTCTGCCAGTAGACCCCCCCTTCCGCTTCAAAGTATTTATTGAGGTAGCTTTCGACGGAACCCTTGTCAATCAAGGCTTCCACCGTAAAGGTTTCTTTTCCAAACTCTTGTTGAAAGAGTTTGGTCAGTTCCTCATCGAAATCAGCATCAGCACCCTTGTGTTCGATCAGCCATGTATTTGACTGAAGGTACTCAAGGGGGCTAACTCGGAAGATCCAGGTGTCCGGGAATTTGTTTAGCGCTAGTCTGTACAATTTCACGTCATCTGTGACAAGTAAGAATACGTCGGCGCCCCCAGCGTTGATCTTTTGGATCATCACGGGGTCGTCTTCTAGTATGTCAGTAGGTGGTGCGTCCACTTCCCAGCCTTTCAGCTTGGCTTTGAACGCACCCATGAACCATTGGTAGAGTATTAGCCCATCCTCTTCGTAAGGAGTGGATGGTCTGATTCTCTTGCAGAAACGCTGGATTAACGGGAAGGAGTGAGGAACCGTCAGTGGGTTTCCTTTCTCCAAACCGTCAATCGCAGCTGCAGCGTAGAGATTTTCCTCTCTCCTACCTTTCAGTAGGAAGGGGTAATCTCTGAACTCTTTCACAAATCTCTTTACGACCTTTCTGTTGTCCTCAACAGAACTGACGTCAGGGAGATTGATCATCTTGGCTTTGACTACCTCAAACAGGTCACGTTTCGTATCCTGTTCAAGGTTTTCTAGCCTCTCTTGGAAAAGGTAATACTTCGCGAGTTTTGATTCTGGAATCAAATATCCCAAAGTAACCAATTTTTGCAAAACACCCGGAGGCCAATCTGCGTGCTCATCAGATGGCACTACGATTAGTCTCCGGATTGGATCATCGAGCGGGATCTCGAAGATCTCAACCATCGTCTCTGACGAGAAGTGGTTAGATTCTTTTAGGGTGCCACGGTAGCCCGTGACTCCCCGAGTTCCCTCGCAAAATTCTTTCATAGCAGCGATATAGTACTTGGCATGCCAAGTCCTAGATCGTGAAATGATATTCAGCCATGATTCGACAGACCACTGTGGTGGGGGTTTCCCCACCCCATTCACCTGCCTCGGTAAAAACAGAGGACGGTGGTCGTCGATCGTAGATAGACAAATGTCCTGGAAGGCAGACGCAATCGAATAGATTGTGTGGTGCGGTCCAGGATCACTTAGTTTGAAATACTCTTGGTCGTGACCCAACAGGGTGACTTTACCTGTTGGATCCGACGAAAAGTCAATCCTGTCCTTTTGCGTTCCTATACACACCCGGGTTTTGGGGGTGTCTAGGTACGGCAATAGCAATGAATTCTTGAACCGATTTCCCCACTTCGTACTGTTAATGTTCGAAGTCGGGAGATGGAACCATTCTTCAGCATATGTTCCCCAATCTGATGTAGTAACATCATCTTGGGGAGATGCTTCGTAACCAAGCGCTACTGCTGCTTCGAGATGATACTTCCCGTAAAGGAAGTCGTCACTGATAGCCGCTGTGTCATCTCCGTTTCCTTCCTCTTTCGAAAGGCAACCGAGCATGTACCGTGCATACCGATCTGCGATCGGATGCGCGAGCGACAAATTCGTCTTCGTGAGCGGATCGCCCATGGGTATACCATTAACTAGTGTACCCACGCACTTTCCCCTCAACATTAGCTTCTTTGGGCCTAGCCAGTACCTCTTGACGACGTCAAGAGAGTATTGGTCTAGACCGGCTTTTTCCAAAAGTCGGCCCGTTACCCTCCACCCCATTTCTGGTGTGGGAGCATCGGTAGCCTTTGCCCAATCAGAGGTATAGAGGTAAACTGGTTTCTTTGAATCAAAAATCCAGTTAACCCCTCCCCTATCGTTCGGTTGCTTGACTACCTTCTCAATGAACCGCCACCCAAGGCGTGACGCCTTGAGTCCGGATCTGAGATTATCAAGCTGTTTGATCAAATGGAGTGTGATGTGGCTAAACGGTTGTAGAGCCACATCTTTCCAAAAGCTTCCTGACGTGACGACACGTGCCTTTCCGTTTTCACGGACAGCCGCGACGTTCACTTCCATAACTGTGCTGTCGCCGGATAGCAGCCTTTCAGCTGCTTCCGGCCACAGCCATCCACCCAGGGTTCCTGAAACACCATCGCGTAGAGGCGGGATCTTAATTTCCGCGTCTCTTACGAGGGTCTTCAGGTAACCAAACTTACCTTCATTTGCCCGCGAGCTCTCTCTGCATGCAGAGGTGCTCATGGACATCTTGAATTCTGGGTTAGTGCCGAGGAATTGTTTGCCGAGTAACTCGTCAATCACTTCTTCGATGCACTTTTCTAGAAGAGGATTCGTCTTGAACTCTCTTTTCTGCGTAGCCGCAGACAAGAAAGACTCAATTGATTCATTGACCTGCTCTTTGCCGGCCAAACCAGTAGCCCTGGTTTGGGTGAACATAGCAGTTCTAAACATTTTTTCCTTTGAGCTCGACTTCGCCATCGCATTAAAGCATTGAAGAGGCCGAACCAGGAATGACATATCTCGAAGACTATCATCAATTGGAATTTCTTCCTTTGACAACATAGCCTTCTTCACATCTTTCCGCACCTTCTTGATCTTCTTTTGGAAGTTCGAGTAGTTGTGGAAGCAGTTCATCATTATACTGGAGGTGATTCTGTCTGAGAGCGCGTAGCCCTCTTTAAGAAACATCTCCGGAAATGAAAAGATCAGTGACATTAGAACACCGTCAACAGTGTTCAGAATGTCTCGAAGGAAAAGCCTTCCGGAATTGTCTAGACATAGTTTTCTGACTCTATGTCTTCCACTAGCCGGTAGGCGCTTGTACCAGTAAGTTCGTGTTGCCAACAAACTGACGAAAGTTTGTTGGCTACACTTGAACTGATTCACTTTGAAACCTCTGGTGTCCACTAAACGTGGACTCCAGAGGGTTTCATGATCGTAGGTCCAGGAAATGGTCTCCTTTTCAGGAGTCCCGTTCCGGACCGCTCGCACCAAGGCCCTAAGGACTTCTTCCCATTGGACGGAGTCATCAGGGTCCTCGATACTATACGCAACTTTGCATTTCGGCTCCCTCAGGTTTGAGGTTAGAGGTATGCATTTGTGTGAGAAACGAACCATCTGACACGAGTTGTCATTTGGTCAGCAGGGTCGTTTT